AAAAGCCGGGATGATTCCCGGCTCTCTTTATAACATAGATTCAAGCTCTGATCTATAGTCAACGCCATTTATCTTTAGCACGCCGTTCAGCTTATCAATGTATCTGATTTCCTGTCCATCACAGAGCAATCGGTAGAACATTGTATTGATTGTAACCGTTCCAGTTGTGTTGCTGCCTGGATTAACAGAATTGCCGCTATCATCAGAAATGACGCCCTTTATATAGGCGACAAACGGCACAAGATGAAATCCAGAACCGTCGGCGTTCTTTACTTCCTGCCCCCACTTGATCATGTAGTCTTTTACGCCATATCCATGGAGTTTCGATTGTATAATCGACGGTTCACATGTGATAGTGGTTTGCATCGAATTGATTCTCGTTTGATCGACGCACTCAAGCGATCCCATCGATTGCGTTTCAAGCGTAGGATGTGAAATCGCCGGCAAGCCCACCTCAGCCGTGTCTACAATGATGGGATATTGCTCAAATTTGCCATTTTCACCGACGTAAACGGTGCATCCCTTTACGACAATATATTGATCAACCTGTCTAAATGCCATAATTCATCCCCTATTCTTCGCTTGTAAGAACCGACAAACCGGCGGTTGTATATGCGATTTCGGCCTTAAGATACTTTGCTGGGGGCGTTTCGGTGCATTCGAACGACCAAACAAATCTACCAAGCTGCAAATCGCTTGTTGAATTATTTTCTGGCCTGAACTCCACAACGGGATTGCCGATAAGAACACCGCGTGCCTTTAGTCTGTTCAGCTGATCCAGCTCATAATTCGTTATATCGTTTCGCATTGACAAATCCATAGGATTATCAATTTCGAATCTGTGTGCAAGCTGGAAACGGTTCAATATCATCATCTGCATTCTGATATAATTATCAAATCGATACAGCTCATCTGATACTGTTCCGCCTGCAAACAATGATGTGTGATCTCCCCAAGTGTGATATACGCCGTTTCCATAATAGATATAACTGCAAACACCATCGGCGCTCAATTCTGTTACTGTGGATTCTGGCAAAGTAACCGGCGTGATAGCTTTTACTGCGATCGAGAGCTGCGTCACTTGTGTACCGGTTAGCGAGTTTCGATCTGTTTCAAGCGCAAGAACGCCGTTGTTGTTTACCAGTCTTGCTTTCGTTTTATCGATAAGGCCGCCGCCGATATTAAACGTATAAATAGTATAAATACAATTGCTGTCGTATATAATATCGGCATTATCTGATTTCAGATTTGTAACGGCGCGATCCGTTCCGGGTGAGATCTGGAACGTGTCGCACTCGATCTCATCTACATCGGGATCGGTGAGAATCACAACCCCCTGTATACCGGGAATAGCAAGGTTTCCGCCGGATCTGCCAGGCGCGTCATAATCCGCGTCGCTCTTTGCCTGAAGGCACGCTCGCACGGCCGCACCAGATACAACATAGCCGCCGGACGTTTTGACGCTTCCCCACACCACGAGCGCATGTCCATCAGCGAGCGCCGACGCCTTGTCGTTTGATATAACGCTTGCCTGTGCAACGCCGGACTGATTGAGCTGTGATGCAGATTGCGGCAGATCATACATCAAAAATGATTGCCAGTGTCCAGCGGCGAGCTTTGCGATCCCGTCAAGCGCGGCAAGAACATCATCATCGGAAACGGACGGTGCGCAAATGATATTCACAGCCGTCGGTGTGTCCATTAATAGCTTTTCGATCGCATAAACGCCAGTATACAAAGCCGGTTCGCCAAGATAATCACTGGCGTTTGGTGTTTGTGCGTGCGAAACGGGGATCATGTATACCTTTCTTATCCCAGCGATCTGAAAGGCCGCGATCGCCGCTTCCGTCAAATTGTAGCCGTCGCCTGGCTCGCCGCCCAATTTCTGTGCATAATCACTCATTGATGTGATTAAATGCGCTTTGTTCAGCTCACCAGACGGCGATGCACCGATAAAAATAATATTCGTTTCTGTAGATACAGGCGTTGCACCGATACTCGATACAAGCTGCGCGTCCACGCCATATAATTCAGTTGCCATTGTGCCTCCTATAACATCGATTCAAGATCGGTGTCCCGCAACGTTTCGACAAAATTCTTTGTGTCCGATTCAAAAGATACAGAGCATTCAGCATAAGGAAAATCCGCAAGATAAGGGGACGGCGTGTTTAAAACCACGTTCGATATGTCTTTGTTGGTATTTCCCATTTGCTTTAATGCGAGATACACCTGCTCGCCAAGCAACAGACAATATTTATACAACTCTGAACGCACACGCGCCGAATCAATATTGTTTCCTGTGTCATAAGTGTATATATTCGGCTCGCCATCGATTGGCCTTGTGATTTCCTTATCCTGCAAAGCTGGATTGCAGACACAGCAATGCACAAGATATTGTGCGATTCCGCTATCATTGACGCTCACAAGCTGAACGCAAACTGCGGGCGTGTTCATCGGGATGCCGTTTGATAGATCATCGTAGGTGAATGCATAGACCGTTGGTTTGCGTTCTAAATACTCACTTGTATCATCGCTTCCCTTCCACTTGAACGTTAAAGTATCCATGCGGCTTTGCAGCGATTCAACGATCTTTTCTGTACGGATGATCAACGACATGATTTAACGTCCCTGTTTGCGCTCCAATGATAGAACAACCAATCCTCGCACGGTTGCACAATCGATGATTTTGTATGGTTTAGAATCGACATATATAATCGCATTCTTAACCAAACAAGCCGAAAATTCTGTATCTTTTGGATCTATGAAATATAGAGAAAAGCTGAAAGCGTTCAATGGCGACACGTCCGAAGTAAAATCTATTTCTGCGGATTGCAAAGACGCGTACAACGTCTTTTTTATAGTTCCACATTGTATCGTTGTTTCGCGCGTGAAATCGCGAAATTCATTCACGATAAAAGATAGATCTTGCTCTACAATGTCGCCCAAACGCTGCATTTTACCCCCTAAGCGGCTGATCCAAGTGTGATCCAACGCCATGCCGAAAGCGGCGAGGGCAAAGGATTAGAGGCACAGCGAACCGCCACAGATTCGTTGTTGAAATCATAGTATTTATAAACTAAGTATTTTCCAACGACCTGTTTAATATCAGCTGCGCCACCCTGGAACATAGCAACTGGATTTGGCAGACTGCAAGCACCGCAAAGCGTTCTACCGCAACTCGGCGCAAGTATACAAACAAAGTTATCAGGTAAATAGTTTGTCCATGTACCGTTTGAAGCCTTGTATCCCCCGTTGTATACAATCAGGTTCAAAACATGTCCGTTAAACTGTGCCTGTCCTACGCATTTTGCACCGTCGATTTCAGCACTAAATAGATCGCGAACATCGCCGTTTGCAATGTTTGTATAATGGATTTGGCTATTTAACAATCCTTTTGTGTTCATGTCGGCATACAGCAAAGCCCAAGCCGCTTCACTCATCAAAAGATCTTCAGCGCGTCCGCCGTGCTGCACAAGCGTTCTGACCATTGCGCAAACATCATCGTGAGGTGTTGCGCCGGTTTGTCCCCAATTTGCAGCAGGGACATAAACCTGTGGGTTTGTCTGCGAATTTGAACTATCAAAATATTCAATATCTACAGTTACCTGTGTGGAATCGGTTGGGCTTGTGTCCATCGTGAACTGAATTGCGTTATTTTGTAATGCCATCACGCACAACCGCTCAATTGCACGGCTTGCGCGATTAATACAACGCGCCGCTTTGATTCTCAAAAGTGCGTCCAATGCATCCGCGTGTGATGGTGACAAATCATTCCTACAGAGCGATTCAAAAAGCACGCGGTCTTTATTGCAAGTATCAATAGTATCACTGATACCAATCCGAGGGGGAACAACGTTATTAGCAAAATAAGTTGTAGTGTTTCCGTCAACATAGCCGCATTTTACGAACGCGCCGCTTGCAAAATCGCCATCATCGAAATCTAACAGAACAGATTTCGAATCGAAAAGATCTACCGGCTCATTTGTAGGAAAATAGCGCTCCTGCAAGAGTTTCGGCATTCTATCCTCAACGAGCAGCATGCGCGGCTGTGAAGTCTGATCGTAAACTGAAATGGTTCCTGCCATTTTTTAGCCCTCCATTAATAGTATTAATCCAATCCAACCATTTTGTCAAAGTTGGGGTAAGTCTCCTTAAACTTCTCAAGCGAAGCCTTTGGATCTTCGGTCTTTTCCAAATGAATCACGGATTCGACCGGCTGGCAAGGTTTGCAGATTCGATCATAAGCCGCTTTCAGCCTTGCGTTATCGCGTCGATCTCCACATTCTGCGTTCATTTCCTCAATCTTGCGCAAACGCTCTTCGATAGATTCGAATCGTTCCGCGATTCGCTCCATGATCTCATCAAGATCCGGCTTGCGCTCTTCCTTTACATCTTCTTTGATCTCTTCTTCCACCACTTCTTCAGCTTTGGATTCCTCGATCACTTCGTCCTTCTTGACTTCATCAGCCATTTTTGCACCTCCTTTTGGGTGAGTTAAAATATATTTAGCGCACAATCGCGCCTGAACACTATCATTATCCACGTCAAAAATACTATCGATAAGTCCTATCGATAGCGCTTCGTCTGCGGTGAACCATCTGTCTTTTTTTAGATCTTCGGCTGTATAGTCTGGTAATCGGCGTTTGATAACGGCGAGCTGTGCCGCGTTTGCAATGTCAATTCCTGCATCATGTTTGCCATCTGCATTCCATGCAGAGTGAATCATTATTGCCGCCGTAGATGCCATTTCTACGCGATTGCAAGACAATACTATATCTGCCGCGCTCGAAGCCGCGACGCCGTATACTTTCGCTGTAAACGTGATACCGTCTCGCTGCGCTTCCTGTATCTTTTGATACACCGCGTTACCATAGAAAACAAGACCGCCATGTGATGTGATTTCGATGACAACGCCGGAATCTTTCGGAACGGTATCAATGAACGAGCTAAAACCATACATGGTGCGTTCATCGATATCATCAAACATTTGATATCTATAGATATCCATTGTTACACCTCCGAGACTTCCACTGTTTTATCAGGCATTTCAGGATTTCCCGTTGCTTTGTGGCCATATAACGCCATTGCAGCTTCATCACGATCCACTAAACCGAGTTGTATTGCTTTTGTCCAGGCGTCGATCTCTTTTGTTGGATCCAAGCAAAGCGCTGTTGGTGCCTGCCATTGAGAAATCACACTGATATCTAATGCGGCGTTTATGTCTTTTGTGAGATCATAAACAAATTGCTCAAATATCGGTTTTATGAATTGTTCTATAAAGAACCCGCGATATCGCTTAAACTGCCTGTTTGCCTCAAGAACAGAGCCGCGCGCGCTTGCATATGTGCCATCGTAGTTACATGATAGCACTTGCAACGGAACGCCGATAGCGCTTGCAAGCATTCCGCTTTGTGCTTTTATATACTCACCAAATTGTGAGCTAGGGTTTGTTGGCTGCAAAAATTTCACATCCTCACCAGGCTTCAAGTTCCAGAGCTCGCCCGCTGATACCGTCTTTGGGCGTGGATATAGCTTATCGAACCACGCTCTTTGATCTATCTCTTTTTCGTATCCAGACGATAATGTCATCGTCGGTCCGGTTGCGCCTTCTTCTGCTTTTTCTATAGGTATCGGCGCGTCAAGATCGCGTGATAAAAGCGGCTCAGTCTCGTCCATCGTTGGATTCTCACTTGTGACAAACCCCCAAACGGATGATTGAAATTGCGCTGCCTGTTCTACAGATCTAATATATCCCGTTGTCGCATGCAAAGATTCTATTGTTTCGGCGAGCATAGGAACGCCGCGATATTGATCCGGACGTTTCGGCGAAAATAGATGGATAACCAGTGGCAATCCATCTGCATCAATCGCTGGTATTCGCTCGATTTGAGATTCTGTAACGATTAACGGCTGTGAAATATAGTCTTTTAAAATCCAGTATGCGCACGGGATAGAATCACGATCAAGCTCTACACCGTCAATGATTCTGTTTCCGTTGTCTGGATTGATGCAAACCGGAAATTGATATTCATCGGCGCGGCTTGCGTAGTAGTATGGCGATTGAACGCGATCCGCCTCTATCGCTCGCCATGATGATATTTCACCAGGCTTTTTCACAAAAAAGATATCGCCGGACAAAAGCCAATTCCTGCAAGCCAATTCCTGCATTTGAAGGAAATTTAAACGCCTCTGTGCGTCCAATAGTTTTAAATGCGAAGCAACAGACCACCGCTTTGCAAGCCGCTTATATCCAGATCCTTCAACAACATAAGTCAAACCATCGCCAATGATACCACCTGTCATTCTATCGATTGCAGCCGCTGCCATTGGATTTGATATAGCGAGCTGCCTAGATCTCGATACAAGCCACATCCGAACGGGTAAAATATCATTTGTAGCAGTAGAACTATAGCTGTTAAATCCTGATAGCGTCTGCGAATTAACCGATCCGCCGGCCCCAGCATATCCTATGTTGAACGGATTGATAGGCAACATCACAACCCCCACCGCATGTTTTGTGGATTTGCATATACACAGTGAGAAACTTTGCGCGGGCTGCGTCCTGTCAAAATACAATCAATTTCATCTATCCTGATTCTGGTTGAGTCAATCCAAGATTGCAGCTTATCAAGATCAAGTTTCGTCCTCGAAATACTATAATGACCAAGGTTATACGACTGGATCTCGCCACTCAATAGCCCTTGCATTGCGGATATTGCATCCGCAAGTGCTGTTGCAAGCGCTTTGCGCTCATCCATAAGCATTTGTCGTTTTGTCGTATAAATATATTCGGTCATCACGCGCACGCCTTATAAATGCGGAAATTTTGGTTTTGTTGGCTGCGTTTTATCGTCGTTGCCAGCTTCATCTTTTTTGATATCAATATTTTCTTCGGTCTGGACGCCATCCGCTTTATCAGTAGCATTATCTCGCTGTTTCTTTTTAGACATATCGACATAGCTCTCTTTGTCTAGTCCGGTTGAATAGTATTTGTCAAAATAGTATCGCGCACAGGCGAGCGCGTAAACTCTGCAATCTAACGGCTCGTTGTTTGTGTGTCCCTTTTGAGGCGCGATCCATTTTCCATTGATTTTTTTCTCACTCAAAAGACCCTGGAAATATTCCACGTCATACCCACAGCCCTTTATATACAATAATCTTTTATCGCCTGCAATAGTTAATAACGCAGAATTTGCAATTTCATCTTTACCCGCATTGACACCTATCATCTGAACCGTGCAGCGGCCTTTAATTCCTCCATTTAGCTTGAACTTTTGCTGTTTACCAATTAGTGGATCTGCGGAATTTTTACCGCTCGAAACATAGCCCTTTATCGGCATGAATCGCCGGTTTCGATATGAATGCATGTATACAGCGTTCGTTCGATGCCCTCCAGAATCACAGAATGCAAATACTGGCCGCATTATCGTTCCATCGCATCTTGTATATGTGCGATTAAATAGATCCTCGAACGCTGCCCACACTTCCCTCTCGTTTGGATCGCCAACCAAAACGCTATAGTCCAATCCAAACATGTATTTGCAATCGGCGCTAAATCCGCACGTTTCGCAGTATAGGCAAGAGTCATGCGTGTCAACTCCCATCACGATAAACGCAACTTCACCAGGCAAGCAATCCACTGTATATCCTGCCATCGATAAGCGCATCAGGTCCGGCGGCTGTATTGTGATTTCATCCTTCGGCTTATATACTTCGGCGAGCCTGGTATTTCGAAAACTCTGATAAGATGCCTCGCCGAGCGACAACGCCGCGATCTCCATCTTCTTTAGGTAGTCCCAAGAATAGAAGTGATGGCAGAGTGTGCCGAAGATCTCAAACGACCTCAAAATTCTGCCATACTGATCATCCAGAGGTGTGGAGTTTTTCGGATCTGAGAATCGATGTTCAAGCGATTTGATGTCCTGCTCACTGTAGACGCAGCCGCATTTTTTGCACGCGTAAAACGGTTCTGAACCGCTGTAATCGATATCATCAAAACGCACATCCATAAACGCGCCGCACTCACAGACGCAACCCCAAGTTTCTTGTGTCCCAAGCAAAAAATTTTGGTTGATCCTGCCATCGTATAGCGTCGGTGTGGATGTCATCAGATACATCCCGCGAAATCTCATCATGCGCTGAATTGCGTTTTGCAGTGGATCGCCTTCGCCTTTGAGCTCGTAAGGCCACGCATCGACTTCATCAAATGCACAAAATTTTGACGGTGTAGAACGCAAATCAGATGGACTTTTTGCGCTACACAGTAAAAGGTTTGCACCGCTTCCAAGACCAATGTTTACAACTGAATTAGAGCGGTCTGGATCCTTTAACTTGCTGCTTCCTGGATTGTTTATCCCGCGCGTTCGAAGAAATGGCCGAATCCTTCCACGGCTCATCTTTTCGGCGCTTTTCTGTGTGTCCAGGATAATCATTGTATTCGCGCGATCGTACTCTACAATCCATGATAAGAAATTCTCGATCATCGTGGATTTTCCGACCTGCGCGGGCGATTTAACCACAACGCCCATTGTCCCTGCAATATCTGATAATGCGGCCGTTGGTTCGTATAGATAAGGCGTTTGATCATAAGAGAACATCGCAGATGTAGACGGCATATAGCGAGACGAAACGGCAAGATCTGCCGCATTCATCATTGGTCTGGTTTGCAGACATCGCAGGCTATACAACCGTTCGCCATCATCAAACATCATTTCGCCTTTTTGGCTTTCGCGCTTCGCTTTCGTGATTCCTCGACTTCCGAAGAATTATCAGCTTTTTCGGTCTTTGTGGATTCAATCGTGAGATGCAGTCTTTTTTGTGAAAGCCTTTGCAGCGAATCATCTATATATTTTTGCAACTCTTTGTATTGGTGCGGATTTGTAGACGGCACAACACTTTGCACCTTATCCGGTATCTGTTTCAATAGTCTGATAAAATCCACAAGAAAAGTATCAAATTCAGATAGCGCAACTTCAATTCGGCATAGTTCGCCAGCTTTATCCGCAAGCGATAATTCGTCCTTGATCACGGATAATTCAGTAGATCGCATTTTCGCATAATTCATGCGCCGCTCAACTTCTTCGATTGATATATCGGCGTATCCTTGC